GATGATAAAGAGCGTGTGCCAGTTGCTGAGTTCAACAGTGTTATTGGAGCTGAAACACTTGACGCAACTGCTATTACAAAACCTGCAACACCACAAGAAATTGTGTTAGACGATCAGGGATTGTTAGAAGATGATATCCGAGGCATTACATCAAGCAGTGCTAGAAGAGAAACTCCGTCAATGGTCTTTGGCATTTCAACTCCCGGACCTTTAGATAAACAAGACGGCGCAAAAACTGGAGACACTGGTAAGCGAGAGTACAGGACTAACAATGTTGCTGTTAGTCGACTCGGCGGCAGCAGCTTTGTAATGGACGACGGTGACGATAAATTTTTACGTAAGACAACAGCAAGCGAAGGCCCCCCTGAATATGCTAGAGTAGAAAATCAAGAAACTGACGGTGATCCTACACTATTGCACAACGAGTTGATGAGATTTAGAACTCGTACAGGGCATCAAATCCTGATGCACAATACTGAAGATTTGATCTATATTGGCAATGCTAGAGGTACCACTTGGATTGAACTGACCAGTGACGGCAAGATTGACATTTTTGCACAGGACAGTGTCAGTGTACATAGTAAAAACGATTTAAATTTTTATGCAGATCGTGATATCAATATTGAATGTGGTCGCAATTTTAATACTAAAGTTCGCGGTGAAAAACATACTCATGTGATTGAAGACCAAATTTTAATTGTTGACGGAAATCAAAAAATACATGTTAAGTTAGATGTTGACAAAACATACGAGCAAAATTATACACATCATGTGAAACAAGATGTAAACAAATTATACGATCAAAACTACTTACAGCATGTATTACAAGATGTAGATAAAGTGTTTGACGGTGCGTATCAACATAAAGTAGGCGGAGATTTTGACTTCAATATTGGCGGCCACAACTTTCAAACTTCTGGAGGGAATATGGAAATTAAAGCAGCTAATACTACTATATCTGGCGGAAACATTAATTTTAACGGACCTACGGCATCTACCGCAGCCACTGCCGCTAATGCTACTGAAGCAGTATTACCTCAACGTTTAAAATTACATAAGCTGTCAGATGAATCTGGAGAGTTTGTAGAAGACGTCATACCTCCAAGTATTATGCGCCGCATTCCAACATTTGAGCCGTATCCATACCATGAAAACTTAGATCCGTTAAAAGTCAAGCCAGAAGAAACTGACAGAGATCTAGAAGATAGATATGAAGATACTGATGCAGAGCAAATATCAGACCAGTCAGATTTTTCAGAAACAATGATCGCTCCTGCAGATGCATGGAAACAATATACAACTATTGAAGATACTTTTATTAAATTCTCTCCTGCAGAACCTGATGAAGAATAAAGAGATTAAATACTATTATGTCAGCTAATCCTAAACTATATGAAAAGATTACTTTACCAGGTAATCGAACTCAGCAGAATGTTCCCGGTACCAAGACCTATAAAGGGTTTAGTACTATATCTGAAGATGCTACCAGCTTTGCACTGTATGATCTTGCCCTGATCAAACAGGATATTCTCAACCATTTCCATATAAGACAAGGTGAAAAATTAAATGATCCAACATTTGGCACAGTGATCTGGGATGTGATATTTGAACCACTAACTGAGGAACTTAAACAGTTGGTGGCAAAGAATGTTGAGGACATTATCAACTATGATCCACGTGTTCGAGCTGACCAAGTTATCATCACACAATATGAAAGTGGCCTACAGATCGAATGTAGATTAACCTACCTGCCATACTACATACAAGAGTCTATACAGCTGAAATTTGATCAAGCTAACGGACTTGTGAATTAAACTCCTACATAATAAACTACGCTAAATACTCAATAATTGGGAAGGGCGTATGTCAGCAACTGATCGACAAAATAGATTACTGGTAGCAGAAGATTGGAAACGTATATACCAGACGTTTCGTAATGCAGATTTCCAAAGCTACGACTTTGAAAATCTTCGCAGAGTAATGATTAATTATATCCGTGAAAACTATCCGGAAGATTTTAACGATTACATTGAAAGCTCAGAGTATTTGGCCCTAATTGACCTAATTGCATTCCTTGGTCAAAGCATCAGTTTCCGCACAGATTTAAACGCCCGCGAAAACTTTTTAGAACTAGCAGAACGTCGTGACAGCGTGTTACGCCTGGCCCGCTTGCTCAGTTACAACTCAAAACGTAATATTGCAGGCTCTGGATTATTGAAATTTACTGCGGTACAGACCACTCAAACAGTAGTTGATTCTAACGGCAGAAATCTAGCAAATCAAGTTATCGGATGGAACGATCCTGCTAACTCCAACTGGTATGATCAATTTATTAAAGTTATAAATGCAGCATTGCCTGCAAGTCGCCAGTTTGGAAATCCTGACGATAAAGCTGATGTATACGGGATTGCTACAGAGCAATATCGCTTCCAGGGATCTAATGCTAACGTTCCTGTATTCAGTTTTGCCAAAGCTATTGATGGCAGAAATATGAGTTTTGAAGTAGTATCTACTACATTCAAAGGTGGCGAAGAAATATACGAAGAACCGCCTGCCATCGGTAATAGAATGGCATTTGTCTATAGAAATGACGGCAGAGGTGCTGGCAGTACTAGCAGCGGGTTCTTTCTACATTTTAGACAAGGTCTATTAAATCAAGGTACATTTACTATTGATCAGCCAGCAACAAATGAAACTGTTGACCTTGATGCAATCAATGTTAACAATACCGATGTATGGTTATATCGTTTAGATCAAAATAGTGTTGAGACAGAATATTGGGCAAAAGTCCCAAGCCTTGAAGGCAATAATATTATCTATAATAGTTTGAATAAGTCTATTAGAAACATTTATAATGTTCTTACTCGATCTAATGATCGAGTAAGTTTAGTTTTCAGTGATGGCACATTTGGTAACTTACCTCGTGGAACATTTAGAGTTTACTATCGTGCAAGCAACGGCATTAGCTACACGATCAATCCTCGCGATGTAAAAAATGTAGGGATTTCAATTCCCTATGTGTCTAATGTTGGTCAAGCTGAAACTTTAACATTAACGCTAGGTTTACAAACATCGGTTGGTAATTCAGCAGAAGCTGAATCAAATACTAGCATTAAAAATAATGCCCCTGCTACTTATTATACTCAAAATAGAATGATAACTGCTGAAGATTATAACCTAAGTCCCTTAGGTGTTAATCAAGATGTTGTTAAAGTTAAAGCAGTTAACAGAAGCGCAAGCGGTATTAGTAGATACTTTGATCTAGTTGATCCAACTGGCAAGTATAGTAAAACAAACTTATTTGGAGATGACGGCGCAGTATACAAAGAAGAATATACCACTAGTTTTAGATTCACATATGCAACTCGTACAGATATTGAAGCAGTAATTTATAATCAAATATATGAAACTTTAAAAACAACTCAATTGCGTGATTTTTATTATTCAAAATTCTTTAGAATCGCTACTGATTCGCTAGATGTTAGGTGGTACAGTAATACAGTAGATACTAATCAAACAACTGGATATATTGGAGAACTTGCTGCGCCTTACCAGTTAGGTTCATATACAAATACTAATTTAAGATTTGTAACCCCTGGCGCACTATTAAAATTTACAGCGCCAGCCGGATACTATTTTGATAAAACTAATGATAATGCAATAGTGTTAGGTTCTGCAGCGATAGCAAATTCAACTACCATCTTATGGGCAAAAGTAATATCTGTTGTTGGAGACGGAACTAGTGGCGGAGACGGAACACTAATTGACGGTTCGGGCACTGTTGTGTTAAATGATATTATCCCGACAGGTGCAGTGTTATCAGAACTTATCCCAGCATGGAAATCTTCAATCAATACAACTACTATTGCTACTATGGTAGATTTAATGTTTTCAAATAAACCGTTCGGATTGCGATATGATATTGAAACAGCCACTTGGAAAATTGTATTCGAAGTAAATTTAAATACTTTAGATGATTTCAGTACTGCTAATCAAGGAAACAACTCAAATCAACAAAAAGATTCTAGTTGGTTAATATTGTTTACTACTGATACTGAGTTTTACACAGTGACATCGAGATTGATCAGATATATTTTTGAAAGTGATGCTCAGATTCGATTCTTCTTTGATGCTAGTGATAAAATTTATGATACTAGGACTAATACTGTTGTAAAAGATAAAATCAAAGTGCTAGGTATTAATACTGCACCTCCAAGTTTTATTAATTCATTTACCTTTGACCGTGATTGGGAAATTACCGAAGAGTATACTGGTCTCGACGGCTATGTTGATACGAAGAAAATTCAAGTTACATTTAGTGACACTGACGACGACAGTGTAGTTGATAATCCTAGCCTGTTTGAAGAAATTGTAGACATAGTTAATTCTCCAGACAATAAAAAATATGTAATACTTGAAAGATATATTATTGCCCAAGGACAAGAAGACTATAAATTATTTGATAATAGTAATAGTACTGTTACAATTCTAGATACACAACCGACTAATACATCGGCATTCTCAACAGGGCAATACTTTTATTTTAAAGATGTAGGTGCTGTTAAACAATTTAATAGAGATAGTTCTCCACAGTTTACATCATCGTTAAATTATAAAGTATATATTGGTCGCAGAGATATCAAGTTTCAATATATTCATAATGCAGATTACGAGTCTCGTATAGATCCAGGATTGACTAATATTATTGATACATTTATACTAACTAAACAATATGATAAAACTTATCGTCAGTGGTTAGCAGGAACAATTGCCGCCGAGCCACTGCCTCCTAGCACTGATTATTTGTATACACTGTTGGCCGCAGACCTTAATAAGATTAAATCAATTAGTGATGAATTAATTTACCATCCAGTGAAATATAAAGTATTATTTGGCGAAAAAGCGTCTTCAGATGTACAGGCAACATTTAAGATTGTAAAAAATGCAGAAGTTGTTATTAGTGATAACGATATTAAATCGAGAGTATTGTCGGCAATTAATGAATTCTTTTCGCTTGAAAACTGGGACTTTGGCGACAGCTTTTATTTCAGTGAACTTTCATCTTATATAATGAGCAAATTAACTCCTAACATTGTAACTTTTTTAATAGTACCTAAAGACACTGCGTTATCGTTTGGTGGTCTATATGAAATAAGATCAGAAAAAGATCAAATTTTTATTAACGGTGCAACCATTGACAACCTTGAAATTATATCAGCTGTGACTGCTAG